TAACGAAATACCGCTACAACCAAAGGAAATTTTACGGCTCTCTGACAGAGAACGGGTCATTTACTGAACTGACCGCTGACGGCTCTCCCAAGGGCATTCAGGCCGATGATCCTCAAGGCACGCTCCTGGAATATACGGGAGACGAGGGTTATCTCTATTTCAAAGCCACCTACTACAATTCCGTGCAGGCGCTCGAAACGGATATCGCAGACGCAGTGGCCGTCTACGCCGATGAATCAATTCGGTACACTTCCCTCTATCTCATCCGCAAGCATGCGGGAATGGTAGGAAATCCCTACTACTCCGAATTGCTCCTAGAGGTGAAGCGCAAGCAGGCCGAGAACGAGGTCCAGAGCGCCCTTGCCGGCCGGTACACTCTGCCTTTGGCCGAAATCCCGGCGCTTATCCAGTACGTCACTACGATCCTCGCCGCCGGGTACATCGATTACGAGGAATTTGGAAAAGACGGCGAAGGCGTCAAATGGCTCGCCGAGGGCCGTGCGATCCTCAAGGGCTTCCAGAAGAGCGAGCGCCTTCTGATCGGAGAGGACGGCACCGAGCTGGCCAGGCGCGACAATGCCGACCGCCTCTCGGGCATCCCGAACGACAGCACGGTGGAGGATCGCATCTTTTCAATCGATGACACTTTCTAGCGTATGCCAGCGTACATCCAGTGGGAGATCGAGGGGAGGCAGGAGCTGAGCCGCAATTTGCGCTCGCTCGCCCTCTCCATGGACGAGTGGCGCGAGGCCCTGGGCAACTCGGCCAACCTGCTGACGCGCACCTTCTCCGACGACGTGTTCGCCACCAAGGGACGCGCCATAGGAGCCCCGTGGAGGCCGCTGTCGCCCGCCACGGTGGCTAGGAAGGCGCGGAGCGGCCAGCCCAGCGATCCCTTGGTCGGCACCGGCGCCATGAAAGCCGCGTTCCAGTCCAGGGTGTCGGCCAAGGAAGCTGTCATCAGCAACCCCACGCCCTACTTCCGCTACCACCAGAGCAACCGGCCGCGTTCCGGCAAACTCCCCAGGCGCGTGATGATGCGCCTCGGCACGATACAGCGCGAGCAGATTGTCAAGGAGTTTCAAAAAGTCTGGATCGCCAAGCTCAAGAAGGCATGACCTACACCGATCCCATAATCTCCAAATACTTTGACCTGGTGAAAGCCAACACGGGCGTTTTCAAAGCCTATTTCCAGGGCGACCCCATTCGTGTGCCCGCGAGCATGCTCCCCTGTCTCATCATTGCCAAAAGCGAGACCAGAGTAGGCCCGCACACGAACGCCGAGGATGAGCACGGCATCCAGCTTGTGGCGACCGTCATTTCCGACGTTAGGAGCGACCTTTCCGACGACAACCGCACCGTCATGGGGATATCCACTCTTTACGACATTGTAGAAGGACGCAATGCGGATTATTCTTTGAAGAGCAATTCCCTGCTCGGCATACTTCGGGAACATATCAACGTCGATACCGCCCTCAACCTGCGCACCGACCTCTCTAGCATTACGCGCGTCGACTACGGCACGACGCGGCAACGTGAGCCGGAGAGCTGGTCGATCGAGGCCGAAATCCAGTTCGTCGCCCACTTTACTCAATTGAGAAACCCGTAACATATGAAGGTTGTAAGCCGCAAAACAGTTCACTTCCCTGAATTTAATTGGGGCATCGGTAAGGGAGAGGAGCGCGAGCTTCCGGAAAGCAAGAAGGCACAAGAGGCAATCCTTGCCCATCCTGCCATCAGCGAAGCGAGGGAGGTGAAAAGCAAGAAGAATTAATTACTAAACACTCAAAATGGCAAAGATTTCCGGAACCCAGGTGAACGTCGGCATCGGCATCGAAAGCACCCCCGGCACTCCCGTAGCGGCGACGTTCTTCCCGCAATGGACGGAGCTTTCCCTCCAAGCGATATCGGAGAAGTCGCCTTTTAACTCCCAGCGCGGCAAGCGGAACATGGCGAGCAACTCCATGATCCGCCGCAAATACTCCCAGGGCACCCTTGGGGCCATAGCGAATGTCGAGGCCGCCCCGTACTTGTTCGGCATGGCGCTCGGTTCGAAGGCCACCACCGGCCCCTCGGACAGCGCGTACACGCACACCTTTAGCGTCCAGAACACGAACGCCAGCATGAAGGCAGCGACCATCCTGCTTGAGCGTGGTGGTGAGGTTACGGAGCGCTTCTCGAACTGCGTCTGCAACTCCCTAAATCTGGAGGTCTCGGACGACTACGCGAAAATGTCCATGGACGTGATCGGCGGCTTCCCGGATACGGGCACCGTCACTGAGTCATACACCCAGGAAACGGAATTTGCCTACCACCAGATGACGGCAAAATTCGGCACTTCGTTCTCGAATGCCGCCGCACAGTCTGCAACCCCGCTCAAGAGTTTCTCCCTCACTATCAACAACAACGTCCTAGTGGACGAGGCATTCCTTTCGGGAGCGAACACGCCCGTGGCGGGAGGCTTCATCGCGGGCCGTCTTCAGATCACCGGAAGCTACTCCCTCCACTTCAGCGGCACGACCGAACTCGATAAATACAAAGCCAACACTCTCAACGCGCTTCAGGTCGAATTCACTGGCAACCTGATCGGTTCGACCTCTACCGAGAAGATCACTATCAAGCTTGCCGACCTTATTCTCACTTCTCCCCCGGTGGAAGTGAACCTCGACGGAATGGTCATCCTCACGCAGGAGTTCGAGGTGCAGTTCGACGCTACTGACAGCAAAATATCGGTGGTTGTTATTAACGACAACACGGGATCTAGCTACTAATCATTTCTTTTGTCTTCTATGGATCGGCCTACAAGGGAATTCGAGACAGCCAGCGGCCACAAGGTGGTCATGTACGACTACGTTACCGGCGCGGAAGCGCGGGCAATTAACTCCGTTCGCCAGAAGCCGTCAGCGGACGGTAAGGCGCCCGAGGACGCAGCACATGACTACGCGCTCAAGGTCGCGGTGCTCTCCCTCGACGATAACTCTGAGGATCTCATCGCCCGCATCGGCGACCTTCCCCTCGTCGATTTCGTTGATATAGCCAAAGCCCTAACCGAACTTCTCGATCCAAAAAAAAACTAGCTGATGCCCTTGCGGCGTACGCGGCAGGAAGCATTAGGGACGAGATGGTGATCGTGGCGCTGTGCGAGCGGCTGGGATGGGACTACCACACCTACATGGCGCAGCCGACGTGGTTCGTGGAGGGACTTCTCGAGAAAATGAGGATCGACGCACAGCGAGTGGATAAGGGCAAGAGGTAACATTTCAATGCACCATGGCGCTTTTCGGATCAGACGAGCAATCACTCACCATCGTTCTTCGGATGAAGAACGAATTTTCCAAGGCGCTCAACGAGGTTGAGGGCCAGCTCACTACCCTGAAGCCGACCTTCCAGAAGCTAACCGCGGCCGGCACCGTCGCCTTCGGCGGTATCGCCTTGGCGGCTAAGAAGTCCGTGGACGCCTACCAGGAGAACGAGGTCGCAGTATCCCGGCTCTCGCACATCCTCAAAACCTCCGTCGATGCGTCCGACGATCAGATACAGGCCCTGCTCGATCAGGCGGAAGCCTTGGAGCGGGTGGGCGTGGTTTCCGCCGATGTCATCAAGACCGGCCAGGGCACCTTCGCCACCTTCGACCTTCAGGCCGAATCGATCCAGAAGCTCACGCCCGCCTTTCTCGACATGGTGGTTGCCGAGCGCGGCGTGAACGCGACTACGGAGGACATGATCAGCTTCGCCAACGGCCTCGGTCAGGCGCTTCAGGGCAATTTCCAATCCCTGACCCAGCGGGGCTTCATTCTCGACGAGGCCACTAAGAAACTCGTGAAGGAAGGCACCGAAACCGAACGCGTTGCCGCGCTCGTGCAAGTGCTCAATAGCACCTACGAAGGGATGAACGAGACGCAGCGCCAAACGTCCGCGGGTATGGAAAAGGGCCTCATGATGACCTTCGGCCGGATGCAGCAAGCGCTCGGAGAAGGGCTGGTGCCAGTGCTTCAGGAGGTGACGAATAAGCTCATGCCGGTCATCAGCACGATCGGGGACTGGATCGAGAAAAATCCCGAACTCACCGCAAAGATCGTGCTCGCGGCCGGCGCGGTTGCCGGCCTGGTCGCGGTCGTTGGCGCTTTGGGCCTTGCG